ATCTATGGACCAACAAGAAAATCGCATAGAATTAGATATGGATGATGTTGAAAGATCCATAGATGCCCAGGATACAGAAGTAAAAACCATAATTTCGCAGGTTGAAACTGATATGTCGAAGCAAGAAGCACGAAATAGGCAGAACATTGAGGACGTTAGGGGCATAATTAATGCTTTTGAAGTCAGAATGGATGCAAAAATAGATCGTTTAGACAAAAAGATAGAAACTTTAGAGCAAAACCTAGACGATAAGATCAAAAAAGCTCTACTTAACCCATTAGCAGGAAATTAATTATGTTTTATTCTACTAAAAATAAGAAAGACTTCCGTTGTGTAGGCAGTGGACACCACGAAAAGCCAGATCGCAGGTCAGAACGCTTCGGTAACAAAGATTTACGCGGTAAAAATGGTATGCAAAAAGAAATAATAGATAACTTGACACAACCAGAAGATCCGATGTACTATATGCCGATGATGATGCGAGACTAAGTATGGCAACACCTAGAAAAGGCAAGGCAAAGGTTAAAATAACCTCGTCAGGCAAGAAGGTTAGCTATGGTCAAGCAGGAAAAGCTAAAGGCGGTGGCCCAAGAGTTCGTGCAGGGACATCTAAGGGAGACAGTTATTGTGCAAGAAGCTTAGGCATAAAAAAAAGGCTTCCTAAAAACAAACAAAATGATCCTAATACTCCTAACAACTTGTCTCGCAAACGATGGAAGTGTTCTGGGGCTAAATCCAGAAGGACATAAAATAAAATGGTAAGATGTTTACACCATTAGTTCTTATGTGTTCTATGTATAATATGGAATGTGCTACATATGGTGGTCCTATATTTGATACTGAGCAGGAATGTTATAAAGGTATGTATGAAGTAGGAATACCATACTTAACACAAAAATTTCCTGAGCTTACAATTGTCGATACAAAATGCGTACACTGGGAATATGATAGATCAAAGGCAAATACATAAAAATGGCTAAACGTAACTATAAAAGAGAACGTCAACTCCAAAGTACTCCAATTGAATTAGCTAAAAATGCAGCTAGAAAAAAAGCGCGTCGTATTGCTACTAAGTCTGGTTTAGTTAGAAAAGGAGATGGTAAAGACGTAGATCATAAGAACGGCAATCCATTAGATAATAGAAAGAAAAATTTAAGGGTGAGAACGGCATCTAAAAATAGATCGTTTCCACGAAACAAAAAAGCAGGAAAGGCTTAACACAATGATGGGTATGAAGAAAAAAGGTAAAAAAACTATGGGTTACATGGGTGGCGGTATGGCTAAAAAGTCTATGGGTTACATGGGCGGTGGCATGGCTAAGAAAAAAGGCATGGGCTACAACAAAGGTGGCATGGCTAAAGCTGGCGCATCTAACCCCCCAAATAGAAAAGCTAGAAGCTAAAGGATAAAGATATGGCTCTTAAAAAACCTACACCTAAACAAGCAGGACTAAAAAAACTACCTAAAACCGTACGTAACAAAATGGGTTATATGAATAAAGGCGGTATGGTAAAGAAAAAAGATAAGAAATAATATGAAAGGCGTACAACATTATTTTAAAGATGGGAGAAAGTATAATGGGGGTACTCATAAAATGCCTGATGGTTCCGTACACTCTGGTAAAACTCATACTAAAGGTTCTAAAACCGTGGTTCACTTTAAAGATCTTACGAAGGCGGCAAAGGCCAGAGCTAAACGTACCTAACTATATGGCAGGGAAGAAGAAAGAATAATGGCTAGACAACTAACAGAAAATCAACAGAAGTTTCTTGAAGTATTATTTGATGAGGCTAATGGTGATGTAGTGACAGCTAAGAAACTAGCTGGGTATAGCGACAGTACAGCAACAAGGTTAGTTGTCGAAGCGTTGAAGGACGAGATAGCAGAAGCTACTCGTTCTTACTTTGCGCGTACTGCACCTAAAGCAGCAATGGCTATGACTAATGCTTTGTATGATCCGACGGAGCTAGGCATCAGAGATAAAATGTCAGCAGCTAAAGACTTGCTAGACCGCGCAGGATTAGGTAAAGTAGAACGAGTAGATGTCAACTCTTCAGGAGGTGGCGTTTTTATATTGCCAGCTAAAGAAGGTAAGAACGAATAAGAGATGATGATTTAGGTTATTGGGAATTACCAAAACCGCCTAGAGGCCAAGAGAGAAATTGGCACACCATAGCTAGAGTATCTCTAAGACAAGTTCCTTTTGGATACGAAGTTAACCCTAACAATGATAGATTACTTGAACCTATAGTACATGAACTTGAGGCATTAGAACTTGCCAAGCAGCATCTAAAACAATATAGTATAAGAGATGTAGCTCAGTGGCTAACACGACAAACAGGGAGAAGTATCTCCCACATGGGTTTAAAGAAGAGAATAAGCATTGAGCGACGACGTAAGAAAGCAGTTACAATTAAAAGGAGACTTACCGAACGCCTCCAAAAAACGCTACAAGAGATCGAAAAACTTGAAAAAGGCAGAGTCGGAGCCTACTCCAACGGCAAGCCCTAAAGAAACTAAAACAGTTCCTGCAGTTCCAATGGCTGCACCGTTTGATACAGAAGTTGCACAAGACATAGTTTTCCAGCCTAACGCTGGTCCACAAACTGAATTTTTATCATCATCAGAACGTGAGGTTTTGTATGGTGGAGCCGCAGGTGGCGGTAAATCTTATGCTATGTTAGCTGATCCGTTACACGGGTTAAACAGCCCTAACTTTAGTGGGCTACTAGTCAGACACACAACTGAGGAACTACGTGAGCTTATACAAAAAAGCCAAGAACTATACCCTCGTGCAGTACCAGGTATCAAATGGTCTGAGAGGAAGAGCCAGTGGATCTCGCCTAGAGGCGGTAGACTTTGGATGTCTTACCTCGACAAAGATATGGATGTTACACGTTATCAAGGTCAAGCGTTTAATTGGATCGGTTTTGACGAGTTAACACAATGGGGTTCTCCTTACGCCTGGGATTATATGCGATCTCGTTTACGTAGTGCATATGCAGCCGAATTAGGTTTGTACATGAGAGCCACAACAAACCCTGGTGGAATAGGACATCAATGGGTTAAGAAAATGTTTATAGACCCGTCCCCATCACGAGATGCTTTTTGGGCGACTAACATAGAAACAGGGGATGAAATTAGATTCCCTAAAGGACACAGTAAAGAAGGACAACCATTATTTAAACGCAGATTTATTCCTGCTAGTTTGTTTGACAATCCGTATCTATCTGAAAGTGGTGACTATGAAGCTATGCTTTTGTCACTACCTGAACATCAGAGAAAACAATTACTCGAAGGTAACTGGGATGTAAATGAAGGTGCAGCATTTCCTGAGTTTAATAGAAAGATACACGTAATTGATCCATATAAGATACCAACTAATTGGACTAAATTTAGAGCGTGTGACTATGGGTATGGTAGTCATACAGGAGTTGTTTGGTTAGCGGTAGCTCCTGATGAGTCGCTCGTTATATATAGAGAACTATATTGTTCTAAAGTAACTGCGACAGATCTAGCTGACATGGTACTCGATGCAGAAAAAGAAGACGGCACTATAAGATACGGCGTACTTGACAGTTCGCTATGGCATAATAGAGGTGATACAGGACCTAGCCTAGCTGAACAAATGAATATGAAAGGGTGTAGGTGGCGGCCCTCAGATAGATCAAAAGGATCTAGGGTATCAGGAAAGAACGAATTGCATAGAAGATTACAAGTAGATGAGTTTACGGAAAAGCCCCGACTTGTGTTTATGTCTCATTGCACTAATATAATAGCTCAATTACCAGGCATACCATTAGATAAACGTAATCCAGAAGATGTAGACACAAACGCAGAAGACCACTTATACGATGCTTTACGTTACGGCATTATGACAAGACCTCGAAGTTCTATTTGGGACTTCAACCCAGCAACACAACGATCAGGCTTTCAAGCGGCTGATCCCAGCTTTGGATATTAAATATGGCAGAAATAGACGACCTCTCATTTGAAACAGACGATGTAGTAGCCGCGCAAGATACAGAAGATAAAATCTTTGAGTCATCTAATGCGGTTGTTTCGTTTGTATCAGAACGATTTAAAAGAGCAGAAGATGCAAGAGAAGGCGATGAAGAACGATGGTTAAGATCGTACCGAAACTATAGAGGTTTATATGGACCAGATGTACAATTCACTGAAACAGAGAAGTCTCGTGTATTTGTTAAAGTCACCAAGACTAAAACACTGGCTGCTTACGGGCAGATCATTGATGTTCTATTTGGTAATAACAAATTCCCTTTATCTGTGGACCCTACTGTTTTACCTGAT